GCGTCGAGGGTGTGGCGGATGGCGTCGGCGAGGGTTCGGGCGGTGGCGTATTCGGTGGCCCAGACGGTGAGGGCGATCTGGGTGGTGGTGTGGCCGGCGCCGGCGAAGGTGTAGGTGCGCTGGCTAGAAAGCCGGGCGTAGGTGAGGGTAGGGAAGGCGGTGTCCTGGCGGATGGCGACGGGGTAGATGCGCCCTTGGAGGGTGGCGGAGAGGGTGGGGTTGGTGTTGATGAGGGCGACGATGCGTTGTTCGATCATCGTTTGCCTCCCCACCACAGGTATGACCAGAAGAGGGCGGAGAAAAGGTAGGCGGAGAAGGCCAACAGGAGGGAGGTGTGCCAGCCGATTTGGAGGAGGTCTCTGATCTGTGAGTAGAAGAGGGGCACGGGTAAGAAGAGGAGGCTGAAGGCGGCGGTGAAGGCGCCGCGATGCCAGGAGGGGAGGCGGACGGCGTGTTGCATGTTGGTCGAGAGATTGTTCATTTGTTGGCGCAGGGCGCCGATTTCGCGGTCTAAGCGCCGTTCGAGGTTGTCGATTTTGCTGCCGAGTCGGGCGCCCCATTCGTTGAGCAAGAGGATGGTGCGGGTTTCTTCGGCCTGGGTTGCGACGGCGCTGTCAAATAACCAGTAGTTTTGCGCCTGGCCGGGTTTGCTGGCGTTGTAGGCGGTGCGCACGTCGCTATTTTCGGCGAGGGACTGGGCGAGGAGGGCGGCGGTCTGGTAGGCGGTGAGGTCGGCGATGTCGGCCTGGGTGGTGATGACGGCGCAGCCGAGTTCGTAGTGTAGTTCGAGACCGATGAGGCGGCTGGCGCAGGTGTTGAGGACGGCGAGCCAGGCGCCGGATGTGCGCACGACGGCGGTGAGGTCGGCCACGCCGAGGGGGCCGTCGCTGAGTTGGATGCCAGTCTGGTCGCCGTGGGTGGCGAACCAGATGATGTCCCAGGTGCGGCCGCGCAGGGCGTCGAGGACGGTGCGACGGGTGACGCTGCCGTGGAGGACGGCGGGGCGCAGGGCGACGGAGACGGCGTTGATTTCGTCGTCGAGGGCGGGGAGGTTGACGTCTGGGGCGATGAGGAGGGTGTTCATTTCGGCACCTGGAGGAGGGCGAGGAGGCGTTGGAGGGCGGGGGTTTGGATGAGGGCGGCGGGGGTGGCGGCTTCGCGGTTCTGGTAGAGTTCGCCGGTGAGCAGCAGCAGCGCAGCTTTGGCGATGGTGGGGACGGCGGCGGGGTTGGGGTAGCCGGCAATGTATTCGATGGTGATGGGCCAGACAGCATCGAGGCTGGCAGCCACAGGCCAGGTGGCGGCGGGCATCAGCTCGATGCTGCCTGGCCAGGCGTCGGTCTGTGCGCGGTAGTTGTCGGGGGCGAGCAAATGGACGCCGCCTGTTGCGTCGCGCCAGGTGACGCTGATGATCGATGCCAGTGGCGGGCGCGGCACTTCGATGCTGCGCTCATCGGGCCAGGCGTCGAGATGCAGCCGCCATGTCTGCGGGCCGAGGGCGATGCCGCATTCGTCCTCAATCGCCTGGCGGGCTGCCTGGGCGTACAGCGTGATCAGGTCATCTTCGGCGTTGTGGTCGACGCGCAGGTGGGTTTTGATCTCGGCCAAACTGACCGGTTCGCTGATGGGTGGGGTGACGAGGCGCCAGATTCGGCTTTGCATGGCTCCTGGCTCCTAGCGCGGGATGGTGATGCCAAAGGTTTTGATTTTGATGTTGGTCATGGTCGCTCCTTTTAGATAAGGGGGAGGATTTGCGCCTCGGTGCAGGCGAGGGTGAGGAGGCCGGCGGCGGGGATGGGGAAGATGGCGTCGATGGTGAGGGTTTTGCCGCGCCAGACGAGGCGATGGCGTTGGGTGATGGAGGTGTTGGTGCGGATGGTGATTTCGTAGCCGACGATCATGATGGGGCGGTCGGCGAGGATGGGTTCACGTCCGCTTTTGGCGACGACTTTGGCCCAGACGGTAGCGCCGTCGAGCCAGGTGAGGAGTTCGGCGCCGTAGGCGTCGCGGGTGATGGCGGCGCTCTGGATCGTGATGCGTTCTAAAAACTCGCCAATGCGGATGGGGCGTTGCATTACCTTTTCCTTATGTCATGCGCGCCGGCTGGGGCGGGTTAGCGGCTGCGTCCCGCCGGGCGTGCGTCCGCCGTCTCGCCGCGTGGAGCGATGACGGCGGCTTCGGCGTCGCTGGCTTTGAGCCAGCGGGCGCGTTTGAGGGCGACGAGGAGGGCGGCGTCGCCCTTTTCCACGTCTACCACGGTGCCGGCGTCCATGATGCGGGCGTCGCTCTCGCCGATCGGTGTCACCACGGTTGCCCGTGCGAGTTGTACTTTCATTGCTCACTCCTCCATCAAGATGTGTGGCGCGTACATGCGCCAGGTTTCCAGAATCGTTTCCGGGCTGATCACGCCTGCGAAGAGGCAGACCAACGCTAATTGGACACGCCTACCTTGTCGAAGACGCCGACAACGATGCCGGTGTGTGTGCGGTTGCGCATGGTTGATCTCCTGGTGGAGAGCGTGGAGCGTGGAGAGCAGCTTGCGCCAATCTCCACGCTCCTGGTTCTAGCTGGTGAGGGCGTCGAGCATGACGGCGAAGCTCTGGGGATGGCGGACGGCGATGTCGATGTTCTGGAGGGCGATGACGCGGCGGGCGCCGGTGGTGCCGTTGGTGTAGGGGTCGATGAGGATGTCGAGGGTGCCCCACATGCCCAAAAGTAAGTCGTTCCAGTTGCCAAAGAAGATGGCGCTGGCGACGCCGGTGGAGGTGCCCTTGTCGAGGGTGCTGGCGACCTGGCTGGAGACGTGGACGGGGTAGCCGTTGACGGGGAAGGCGCCGTCGCTCCAAACGAATTGGGCGGTTGATGTGGCCTTTTCTGTGACCTTGAGTTTGCCGCGTACCTGGGGGTTGGTGATGTAGCTCAGGCTGCCCACGTCGGCGTTATCGATGGCGACTTCGGTTTCGAGGGCGACCATGTGCGCCCACGTCGGCGCGGCGCCGTTGTCGCCGCCGACGACGGCGCCGATGCCGCTGGTGGCGGCCACGCCGCGCGGTTGGTTGTTGGCGGCGCTGCCGTGGAGGGCGGCGCGGTCGATTTCGATGCCGAGGACGCGGGCAAGATCGGTGCGCACAAAGGTTTCGATGCTGAGTGCGGATTGGGCAAGCAGCTTGCGGCTGATGTCGACATAGCCGCCGAGGGTTTTTGGCGACATGGCGACCTGGTCGAAGGCGGGCTGGCTCTCGGTCACAGCGCCGTTTTCGGCGACCCAGTAGGCGGTGGTGGCGGCGGTCTGGCGCGGGATGGCGATGTCGCCGATGAGACCGTCGAGGACGGTGGCGCCGGCGGCGATGGTGACGACGCGGTTTCTGAGCAGCGTGATGAAATCCTGGGCGAGCAGGTCGGTTGCCACCAAGTGGCCGCCGGCGGTTGCCGTGCCCTTCACCAGGTCGCGCTGTTGGCTGGTAACCATCCAGTCGTAGGGGACAAAAATCCCTTGCGGGTCGAAGCCCATGCGTTTGGCGACGGCGTGCGACGCCTCGAGTTCGAGTTGTGCGTCGCGCCAGTTGCCGGTGACAAGGGCGTTGATGGCGCGCAGGAGGCTGTAGCGCCGGATGTCGGCGGCGTCCATGCCGATCAGCGCGTCGCCGGTTTTGGTGGGGCGGATCGGGTCACGGGCTGGGGTGTCGAGGACGCTTTCGCGGCGTGTCAGGTCGCTCTCGCGGTCGATGCGTGCCTGTAGTGCGTCGGCGGCAGCGAGCAGGTCAGTGTAGTGTTTTTCTTCCTCTTCGTTGAGGCCGCGGCTTTCGGTCTCGGCGCTGTCGAGGAGGGTGCGCGCCATTTGGATTTTGGCCTGGCGTTCGTGCATCCATCCGAGGATTTTTGCGTTCATGGTGTTGGTAGTCTCCGGTATAGGTTGAGGCGGCGGCGGCGCACCTCCAGGAGCGATTGCCACTGCGGTGGTGTGAGTATGTCAACGCCCGCCTGGGCGTCTGTTTTGAAGGTCGGGACGATGGCGCGCACGGCGATGGTGGTGGCGGGGTAGGCGGGGAAGGTGACGGGGGAGATTTCATAGAGGGTGGCGTTGAGGACGGTGCGGTGGGCGATGCCGTCGGCGCCCGGTTTTTCCCAGGCGTCTTGGGTTGCCTCGAAGAGGAAGGAGACGCCGCCGATGTCGCCGCGCTGGATGGCGACGAGGGCGTCGTCGCCCCAGGAGTTTTGGGGCGGGTCAATTTCGAAGTGTAGGCCGGTTGCGTCGTTGTTGATGCGCAGGGTGCCGCGGCTGCGGCGGGCGATGGGCATGTCGGTGTTGTGGTTCCACAGTGCGACCAGGTCTGGCTGGTCGGTCAGCCAGGCGTTGAAGGCGGTGGGAGCGAAGCGTTCCTTAAATGGCGTGCCGCTCCAGTCGTGGAGGGTGTAGCTCCAGGTGTTGTAGACGACGGCATAGCCTGTGATGGTGGGGGCGACGCCTTCGGCCTGGCGCACCTGCAGGGTTGCGGCGGGCAGTTGGCGGCGTTCGATGCGCTCATTTTCCATTGGCGATTAGTTCCTGTACGGCTTCCTGATACGCTGCCGAAACCCACGTTCCAACATTCACTGCTGCATAGATCGTCGCGGCTGAACTCACCAGGTTGCGGAGTTCGGCGTCGTCCGCCAGCGGTTTGAGCATCGACTCCCCAGCCTGGCGCCAATCGTGGATTTGCGATTCTCCCCAGTCGGAGAGGGCCGTGCGCCCGCCCGTGCGCAGTGCTTTAGCGCCGGCCTGGCGCACGTCGTTGGCGATGCGTGAGCGCAGGCGGCGCTCGACATCGGCCAGCAGCAGATGCAGCCAGTTGCTGCGGGTAGTTTCACTGTCGGGGTGCGTTGGATCTGCGGGGTCCCCTTCCTGACGGGCGGGGTTCGGCGATTCTTCTGTTTCCCCCGCGTCTTGTACGGAGGTCATATTGAGAGGAACCAGGTAGATGTCGCCGGCGGCGATGGGGTTCATATCTTCGAGTTGGCGAATGTCGTTGGGGGAGAGGGCGCCGACTTGCTGCATGGATTGGTAGTAGGCGGCGCGGTCAGTGTGTTTGCCGCGCAGGAGGGCCTGGGTGCGGAAGTGGGCGTAGTAGCCGGCGTCCCGTTCGGGCTGGGTCAACAGGTCGCGATGGATGGCCTGGCGGAAGCCTTCGAGGTAGGGCATGAGGGTGTAGTCGATGAATTCTTGCGCCATTTCTTCGATGTTGGAGAAGGTGGCGCGGTCGAGGTCGTTGATCATGTGAGCGGGGACGCCAAAAAGGGCGGCGATCTCCTGGCGCGAGAATTTTTGGGATTCGAGGAATTGGGCGTCGGTCTGGGGGATCGACAATGTGGTGATGTCCATGCCCTGCTCGAGGATGGCGGTGCGCCCGGCCTGGGAGGGGCCGCGATGCCGGTCGTCCCATTGGCTGCGGATGCGTTCGAATTTCTGGTCGGTGAGTGTGCCGGGGTGACGGAGGATAACGCCGGGGGCGGCGTCGTTTTGCCAGAAATTGGCGCTGTACTGCTCCATGCGCGCCTTGGTGTCGAGGGTGCGCCGCGCTAGTGTGATCGGGCTGTAGCCTGTCTGCCCGTCGAATGACAAATGGGTGATGTGGAAGATTTCGGTTTTGCTGAGCAGATGTTCGTTGTAGCGATAAACGAGGGCGCCGTTTTCGGCGCGTTCGGTGTTGATGAGGTGGGGGCGGAGGGGCATGAGTTCGCGGACGCGTCCGCCGCGGTC